AGAAATGTATTGATTACATCGAAAGCCACGCCTTTGATTTTGTTGAAGGCAACGTCATCAAATACGTCACTCGGTACCAACACAAGAATGGTACTGAGGATCTCAAAAAAGCTCGGTGGTATCTTGACCGGCTGATCAAACGATCAGAAGAGTGGGACGCCAAGTGGAGCAAACGCCCAAACATTTATCAGGAGGTTATTGACGATGCTGACTTCGAACTCCGAATTGGTTCGGACCTGGATGCAAAGAGCGGACCAACTAACCAATCCTGATGACGAGCAACGTGAACAGCAACTTGCGTATGTCGAAGAAGAGTTCTACGAACTTATGTACGCATATCGCAACGAGTCTCGTTCACAAGTTATTAAGGAAGCCTGCGACCTACTATGGGTCACTTATGGTTTGCTTCTTACCTTGGGTGTGGATCCTGATTCTGCTTTCGATCGGCTCTACACCTCTAACTGGTCAAAGTTTCCTTTCACAAAAGTGGATGGAAAAGTCCAGAAAGGTCCCCACTACCAACCCGTCGACTTCTCAGACCTATGAAGCCTTACGATGAAATCCTGTCCAAAATTCCTCAATCAGCTTGGCAGTATGTCGAAGCTGAATACGAAGAGGATGATGACGGCAACGGTTCAATCCAATTCTTTTGGGATGACGAAGAGCATCCCGAGCTTGCCCCACTGTCTGAGCTAGACGACGACCAGTGGAGCGACTTTGTAATCAATTCCCTTCAACGAGTAATCGACGCATCTGAGACCAATGAAGCTGACCAAGGAAGCACTGAACCCAGCGATCGCAATGACGGGGAGAGTGGAGAGCTGGCTGGAGAATCCGACTCGTAGGTACCCAGTCTCTTGTACTGTGTTTGTCGTGGAAGACACGATGGACGAAAACCCTGATGGTCTGGAAGGCTCTTGGCAGTTTGCTAGCAAGGCTCTCCGATACGGTGCAGGGGTGGCTATTCACCTTTCTAAGCTTCGCGCTAGAGGCACCACGAATAGCCATGGAATGGTCGCTTCAGGCCCTTGTGGGTTCATGGAGATCTACTCCAAGTTCAACGAGATCCTTCGTCGCGGGGGTACCTACAGGAACGGTGCGATTGTTGCTCATCTTGACGCAGATCATCCTGACGTTCTGGAGTTTGTTAATTACGATCGCACTCGTATTCCTTGGATCAAACGTTGCGTTAACGTTGATCCTCAAATCGTCGACGACCCAGACAAGTTGAACGCAATCATGAACGCTGCTCGCAAGGGTGACGTTTGGATTGTGAAGAAGCAGTACGACGCCAATGGTGAGCGTATCTACTCCAACGTGTGCCAAGAGATTCTTCTGAAGTCTCGTGACACCTGTCTGCTGAGTCACATCAACCTGGGTATTACTGAGATCAAAGACATTCCTAAAGCCTTTAAAGAAGGCATGGAGTTTCTTTGTGAGCTGTACACCCAAACTGGTGTTGATGAGTCTGGTATTTACAGCCGAAAGGATAACCAAGTTGGTCTTGGTGTTCTTGGTCTTGCCAACTTGCTTGCCATTGAAGGCGTGACCTATGCAGACTTTGTTGCTGCTTTGCGTCGCAAAAACCTTGGTGTGGGCTCTGCTGATACCAAAGCTGGTGAAATTGCTAGTGCTCTCTATGTGGGCTTTGCAGAGGCCTCTAAGGTGGCTGCTGACTACAAGATGTCACGAGCGTTCACAGTGGCTCCTACAGCCTCTTGTGCGTACCGCTATGTAGATCGTGACGGGTACACCACAGCACCTGAAATCTCTCCCCCGATTAGCCGGGAGATAGATCGTGATAGTGCAACTCTTGGCGTGCAAAGTTACAAGTTCAACCCGAAATGTGAGACCGCCGAAGAGGTTGGTTGGGATACATTTTTTGAGTTGAATTGTGAGTGGCAGCGCCTAATGGACGGCACTGGAATGGCTCACGCAATTTCTATGAATTGGTGGTCTGATATGACAACTATGGACCGTCAATTTATGGCACGATGGTTGAACTCCCCCCTGAAGAGTTTGTATTACTCTCTTCAGGTAATGTCCGACACCCAAGATAAATCCAGCGCCTACGCAGCGATTAGCGACGTAGATGTTGAGGATTACCTTGCCAATTTGTTGGAGGGAGATTCCGCACCTGATTGCAATTGCGCCGAATGAACCCGTACCAAAAACTGCTCGCCCGCAAGCGCACTTGGACTCCCATTCAATCCACGGCTGGCAAACTCAAAGAGGGCTCGGAGGAGGTGATCTTCCGGGCTCTTGCCCTCCGGCACATGGAGCTGCCAGTTGGTGACTTTATTGATGAAGCACTGAAAAATGAAGTACCTAAGGCGTCAGTGGACCTCCTACGATCCAACATCAAAGACGAGGAAAAGCACGACCTTGCGCTCGGTTACATCACCAACGCTTTGGGCGTGGATGAGAAGGCTGAATCCGAAGCCCTCAGGCTTAGGGATGCATGGATTCAGCATCCAGATCACACGGTCCTCAAAGCAATGGTGGCCGAGCGTGCGATTTTCTTCGTCCTACTTCCCTTTTTCCGTTTCAACGGTGACGCTGGACTGAGGACGGTATCTGCTGACATTTCTCGTGATGAACAAGTTCACGTTGCTGCCAATAGCCTTGTTTGTCGTGAGCTGGGGCTTAGTGTCTCTCCTTCTCTTGATAAATTGCGTAAAGCAACTATTAACTGGGTGATGCAGCCCCTTGGTGGTTCCGACGACAAGTATCTCGACAAGCAGTTCTGGCTGGATCAAAGCGACAGCTTAATGTACGCAGGTAAAGCCGAAGGTCTGATCGAGACCCAACGGGGAAGAATGCCTGCGTTCTTTGAGACGAGTAACTCTGATCTCCCCAGTTACGCTTGATATAGCTAAAGAGTTACCATGCGGCACGACTCCAAATTTATTGACCCTGAGTTTTATGTAGATCCTTTGGCACCAGAGTTTTCTGGTGTTGAGTGCTGCATTACTTGGGGTCAATTTTGGGGTTTTATTAGTGGTCAAGGTGATCCTGAAGAGCGTCGTCGTGCAGAACAAGCTCAACGTGAAGCAGAGCAAGCAGCAGCAGAAGCTCGTCGTTTGTATGAAGAAGAATCACGAAGGGCTCAAGAATCTGTAGCTCAACAGCAGGCAGCGATGCAGGCTCAGCTTGCAGAAGAAACTCGCATTAAAGCTGAACAACAACGAGTTCTTGAACTAACTCAACGCCAAGCTGGTATTGCTAAAAAGCAAGCTGTTACAGCCGTAGGCCAGCAACGAGTTGAATCACAACAAGAACTTGCTCGTAGTCAAGAACAGATTCAACAACTGAACGTTCGACAAACCAAGGAAGCCGGTCAAACCGTTGGTCAACCTGGTATCTCAAGAACTAAAGTTGGTACCAGACTGTCGCTTGGTGGTTACACAGGCACAACACCTGGTCGGATTAACCCAACTGGTTTAAACATATGATTCCGTTTATTGATCCTGAAATTATTAGGTATTTGGACGAACTTTATCCAGATAAATGTCCTGACCTTAGTATGGAAGAGAAACTTATCTGGTTTTCTGCTGGTCAGGTGTCGGTTGTACGGCATTTAAAAGATCAGTACAACCTCCAAGAGGAGACTAAGTATGTTTAATCTTGGCAAGCACGACGCTAAGTTTATTGAACCTGAGTTCTTTGTAGACCCTCTTGATGAGCGGTTTACGGGTATTACTCAGGAATTGGTTATTACACCCTTTCTTGTAGGTTCAGCTCTTCTTGCAGCAGCTGGTGGCGCTCAAGCTTATTCTGGGTACCAAGCTGCTCAATCTGCCCGCCAACAAGCTGATGCAGCTAGGGCTCAAGCAGCGGCCACTCGGGAAGCAGCGTTGCGTCAGGTGCAACAGATGCAAGCTGAAGCTCAGCAACGTTCTCAAGAATTCCAAACTCAAATTGAACAAAGCCGAGCTGCTACTACTCAAGCTGCAAAGTCTGCAGAATTAGCGCAGCAATCAGCTATGCGGCAGATCGCTCAGCAAAAGAGTTCATCTGCTTTAGCCATTCAGCAAAGCCAGCTTCAAGCCGCTGTGCAACGTCAACAGCAAGCAGCTAATGTGACCCAACAAACCCGTCGTCGTGTTGGCACACCTGCTGCACTGCGTACTAGTTTGGAAATACAATCGCCTCTTGCTGCTGGTGCTGGCATGGGGGTTGGTTCAGAAACTCAAGCTGGTGGTTTGAATGTCTAACGCTGCGGCTCGTTATTCGGCTCTTGAGCCGGAAAAGACTATTTATCTAGATCGAGCTATTGAGTGCAGCAAGTACACTCTGCCGACTCTGATCACGGATAACGACCGTAGTACTGGCAAAAACCTTTACACCAAAATCCAAACCACCTACCAAGGTCTTGGTGCTCGTGGTGTAAACAACCTGGCTAGCAAACTGCTGATTGCTTTGCTGCCTCCTAACCAAGCTTTCTTCCGTCTTTCTGTAGACGACATGAAGCTCAAGAAGGAGCTGGATAATTACAAAGAGTTGCAGTCACAGTTTGACCAACAACTGGCTCTCATGGAACGTTCCGTCATGCGGGACATTGAAGAGTCTGGTGATCGCACGGCGTTGTTTGAGGCTCTCAAGCACCTGATCATTGGTGGTAATGCCCTGTTGTATGTCGT